CCAAAAAGTAAGCCAGAGAAGTCTGTCAATGCCATGTCTTACCCCTTACCCTAAGAGTCCCAAAATGCCACCAAGACCAGCCCCATAGCCTGCGTACTCAGTTCCTAGTTTGTCACCACCAATGAGCCTGCCTAGAGTCGCACCACTTAGTGCGCCACCAAGTCCTGAGACGGTTGGGTTGCGGTATAGCGGTGTGGTCTGTGAACCACCAATGTTTGCGGGTTGCAAGCTCAATGCGCCTTGCGCCACGTTTAAACGCTCTAAACCAAGATTGCGTGCTGCATCGAGTCTTTGTTGCTCGTATTGCTGGCGCAATGCCTCTTGTGAGAGTCCAAGGTTTTGCGCCTGAGTAAATCCTTGCTGGCGTAGTTGAGCAATTGCATTTGTTGCGTTACGCAATGCTGCTTCGTCCACCAAGGAGCGAGTAACTGCTTGTCTTGATCCACCAAACGCTCTAGCACCCGTGGCTTGTGCGCCTTCCTGTGCAATTTGCATCTGTCTTGCGCGTTCAATGTCACCTAAAGTGCCTTGAATAACTTGCGACTCATACGGGTTCATGTACTTTTGAACCATACCGAGGTTGTACTCAGGGAATGGAGCAAACTGTCGTGGCGCTAGTCCAGCAGCCGTTGCTCTTGCTTCTGCAAGGTTTTGCAAGTAAGCAGCTTTGATTTGTGGATCAATAGATGTCGTTGTTGTAGTGGACGTTGGTGTATTTGAACCAAGTGCTGTTGCTGCGGTTAAACCTAATCCAGCAGCAGTTAAGGGGTTTGCTTTTGCCCAATCTACAACACCACCAATCAATCCAGTTCCAGCAGCAACTGGTGTTGCACTTGTCAATCCAGCATTGACTGCACCAGCAGCACCTAGACTGGCGTCTGTTGCGCCAAGATTGGCTAATGCACTAGAACCTCCAAGAGATTCTGCAACCAATGGCGCACCATAGTAAAGAGCAGCAGCCGTAGCAGCAGCCTTGCCAAGATCGCTACTAAGCACATCGCTAACGCCTTTGCCTACGTCGCTTACGGCATTACTTACGCCACTTACAGTATTGCTTATTGCATTACCAATGCTACTTACAAATCCACCCATATCATCTCCCTTGTCACACCTTGTTGGTGTAAATAAAAGCCTGTGATTCGTCTAATAATTTAATTTGACATTTCTCAGACCAGCCAGTCGTTTTGGCAAATCGTGCAAGTTTGATGTCATCTTTGCGTATCAGCACAAAGATAGGCTTTCCAACTAACCCCTCAAGCAATTCAAAATCTTTGCGGTAAGACTTTTTGATTTCTGGCGTCCACTTCTTGACATCAGTATGAAACCACAGAAGTCCCTCAAAAAACTCTAAGTAAAAGATGTAATCCTTTCGGATACATACTGGTACTTTTCCCGCCTTCAGTTCATTCAATTCTAAGTCACCGCTTACCCATTGCGACAACATCAAACCTGTTTGTGCCTATGCGCCAGTCGTCTGTGACTGCGCCTGTGTATCTGACTTTGACTTGGCGTGCAGCAAACCTGACATCAGTCGGTTGCGTTGCGGAGTACGGCCCGTAAGTCGTCTCTGTTGCCATTGGATACATCCGCGTCTTGAATGACACCACGACTTCGCCAAGGGACTGCTCATCAGGAATAACACGACGCACAGACATGATGTTGTCCCCGTTACCGATCTCGTATGGTCCAGACTCAGCAAATGGCGTAGAACCGTCATAGGAAAATCCAACCTCATGCTCGTAGATATACCCATCAACACTAACCATGATCGGGTTGGTAAACACACCTCTATCAGTCCCAGAAACCCTCGCCAATGAGCCAATCGCCCAATGCCCCTCGCGGTAGTTATAGACGACATAGGAATCATTCTCATTACTTGCGCTAGATGGGTAAAACCAGATGATCTCGCCATACTTAGAGTTATGAACTGCGTAGACCTTGGAAGACTGGTTGTAATTGATGTTTTGGAAGATGTAGTCGCCAACATCAGACACCAAAGGCTTGACATAGCCGTCATATATCCAAAATCCTGACTTAGACATCCAAATGGCTGCCGTGTCAATGGCTGCGACTGCCTGTGAGGAGATCACGCCACAGCCCGATCCTGCCTTCTCAAACGAATAAACATAGGGCAGACCGATGTAAGTCGCCACATGGACATCCACATCGGTAAATAGCAAATTGATACCTCTGACGCGCTTACCGCATTTCAGAGAGCCGACTGAGTTGATCTCAAAATCACCCGCCTGATTGGTTGCTGCTGGCGTCCAGACTGTATTGTTCTCTTGGTCACACCACGCTACTTTGCGGGGGTTTCCTGACGCACCAAGAGCAAAGACAAAACGCTCTGCCGTAGTCATCACGGCAGCGCATGAAGTCGGAGCATTGGTAATTGCCACAGCCTTTGTTGGCGTGGTAAACCCTAGTTGCCACTCTAAGAGTTGCCCGTCAGAGCTTGAACACGCCACTAAATACTCGCCCCAAGAGTCCATCGTCCAAGTCGTGGCTGGTGCAAGTGAACCTAAGTCTGGTCTCGCCACGCCATAGCCATAAGAACCATAAGTGCCATAACCATAACCAGTCTTCAATGTGGCGTCTGTAATGCCCGTCGTAAAAATCGTAGGGGTAATGTCTTTTAAAGTACCACCCTCATTCATGGCGTAGAGCTTGGATGGCGTTCCAGCAGCGATCCAACGCGACCCTGAGTTATCACGCCAAGCCAATAAACCTCTGGCAACGCCAGTCATTTGACTGTTTGATCTCTTGCGCCACCCACCCCAAGGTCTTAATGTGTTCTCAAACCAACGCACAAGGTTGGAGTCGTACCACCGACCCATAGACTGATATTCAGTTCCATTGCGGTATACGCCAGCAGGGATTTTGAGGGGTACGAGTGCCATAGGGTCAATTATGCTGAAAGATTGGAGACAAAACTCGCAGTCAGTATGACTGAAGGGATTGCTGGTCTGGTTGGTGAGGTATTTGTTCCATACGCCTCAATGCTCACGCCAACATCTGAGACACGCCACATGAGTTCAATATAGTCATTTGTGGTGAGGTTGACAAAGAAGTTCAATGCGCCAATGAGGTGAGACGGGTCTCCAGCACTTTTTCTAGCAGGAAGTCCAAAACGTGAGTTGGACTTATCCACATTTGTCCCGTTCTTTTTGAACCAGACCTCGACGTCTTGCGTGTCGTTTGTGGTGTTTTTGAACTGGATGCTAAATTGGATGTTGTAGAGACCGTCCTGAGAGACGTTAATCCTTGACGAATTCGACAAGGTAACGCCATTAGCAAAGTCTGTGGTGTCAAACGTAATCGCATAGGCAGTTGTGGTATTGGCTGCCGTTTGGTCTGTATTGTCTTGAAATGCACCGTATGGCGCATTCAAGAACCTCGCACCACGCGGTGACGCAAGGGACTGCAAGAAGTTACTTACCTTGGTGAAGTAAGTTCTCAGAGATGCATTTGTCTGGGCAACAGTCAGGCGCTCATACTTGTCTTGCGGGTTAGGCAAGTCTGGTATGGCTGGCGTCTGGAGCTGTTGGTAGAGATTGGTCATACAGCCTTGTTGTATTCCTCTTGGGTTAGCAACCCTATGGCGTACTTATTCTGAGGTCTAAAGATTGTCAACTTCTGACCCCTCATCTCAGGTGCAAAACTTATATGTGTCCAGCTTGCGAATTCGTGGATCATCTGGTCAAACTTGATGCCTGCTGCCTCGATAGCCTTACAGACCGCCAATGGATTACCAAAGTCTTTACAGGTGAAGTCAATAGCCCATCCGTCCATGTGAGAGGAAATCTTAGACCCGCCAACAGCCACATTGACTTCTGGCAGACGCAACCAAGAATTGACATGGATGGACTTACCCAACAACTTCCTGACCTCCTCCATGCCAGCAGAAGCCTTCTTCATGTTATCTAACTGTTGCGGTGAAGGCTGATTGTTAATACCCATCCTTATAGCGGTGTCAGAGTGCGTTGCCTCCTCAAGACTGAAGTGCTCACTTAGTTGCATCTTCTTCTCCCACAATGGCTTTGGCAATGGCAGTCGATGCCTTGCGTCC